AGTATTGTAGAAAAAAATAATAAAATAATTGTAAAGTTTAGTGATAAAAGTCAAATAGCTTATGCCAATTTGCCGTTTAGCACTAAAAAATAAGTATGGAAGAAGAAATAAAAGAAGAAAAAAAAATAAGGGTAGTTAAATTTACTCGCCCCGATGTCGAGGAAGAATTGACTGAACAGGTCATTAAAGACATTATCACCAGTCAAGAAATGGAGATTGAAAACTTAACCAAGGAAATTGAAAGAAAAAGAGATTGTATAAAACATTATCAAAAATATTTAGCTTAAATCGATAGGCAATCCTATTGATGGATATGGGTCTTCAACGGTATCTGGTTTCGGTATGAAAGCTATTGGAGCATCAACCGCCCATAACAATTTACAACCTTATATAATAGTTAAAATGTGGAAACGCACAGCATAAATATGGAAGATTGCAAAACAATAAATATCATAAAAAATTGGCTATATTTGCCAGCTTTTCTGATAGCTATAGGTTTGCCGGAGTTTTTATCTTGGGCAATATCAAGTTTGACATTCTTAATGATAGTAGATGTTTTTACAGGAATGCTTGCTTCAGCTAGAATAGACGGGATTGAGGTATTAACTTCAAGAAAAATGCTTGGGGGAATAGTTGCCAAAACAACAATATTGATCTTGCCTTTTGTGGTTGTTTTAATAGGAAAGGGACTCGGAGTAGATCTTTTTTCATATATAAGAGGAGTAGTATCCTTATTGGTGTTAGCCGAGGCTTATTCAGTAGTCGGAAATATCTATTCAGCTAAAAACCAACAAAGATTACCGGAGGTGGATTTTATTTCAATAGTTTTAAAAAAAATAAGAGATTTTATTATAAATTTATTAGAAAAGACTAAGATATAATATATGTATGGAACAGGTATTTATGGAACGATCGTGTATGGAGCAATATTTAATGCAAAAACATTAGTATTTGTATTTATAGATGATGTCGCAATAGGAAATGATGAAATAGCTGGGATAGTCAATGAATTTGTTTTGACTGATAGCGGAGCAGGGGTGGATCAGGCGAGTGTTATGAATATTATTGTTATAGTGGATAATGGAACTGGAGCGGAAATAATAAGAATAGTAGAAAATAATTTTGAGTTAGTGGGTAGAATAAGTGGAGATAATGAATTATACGGTAAGATTATCGATTTAAAAAACTCAGGAAAGGTTAAAAACATATAATTGGAAAAATAAGTAAATAAATTTATGAAAATACTGGAATTTAGCAATCAATCGTTGATGTTAATGGCCACCCAGTCGGCATTGTTAAAAAACAATGCCATTGCAGGGAGTGTCAACAACATAACAGTAGATGATAATAACGGCTTTGCTCAAAATGACTTTGTTTTACTGGGTGAAATCGGACAAGCAAAGAGCGAGATATTTAAGGTAAATGCGGCCGTAGCGACAGGGACTGGGATACAAGCCGATTCTTTAACTTTTCCTCATAGTGTAGGTACACCTTTGTATAATATACCTTATAATCAAGTAAAATTTTATCATTCAGATACTTTAACCGGAACAAAAACTTTTTTATCCGCAGTAGATATTCAAGCCGACAAAGAAACCACCATTTACAAAGATGCTACTAATTCAACCGGATATGCCTTTTTTACTCTTTATAATTCGGAAACATCAGTTGAAAGCGGTTATTCGGCCGGATTTAGTTATGGAAATATTTCTTATGGATCAAGAATAAAAATAAGAGAGTTTGTCAAAGAGTTTTTTCAGAAGCCTTTAAGCGAAACTCAATTTACAATGTTATGCGATTCAATCGAGGCCGAGATATTTGCTATTAAGAAATGGAAATTTAGAGAAAAGATTTTTACATTCAATTCAGTAGCCGATCAACAAAAATATTCTTTATTAACCATAGGGGCAACAGATATTGGACAGTTGGTATATGCCACTTATGACGGGCACCCGGTATCAACAATAGATATTAAACAGCACAAAATATTAAACTGGCAATCCACTAATTCAAGTGGAATACCGGTGGCGGTTTGTGAGATAGATAGAGAGCTTTATTTTACCCCTAAGCCAAACGCCATAGCCTCAATAGAATTGATTTATTACAAAAATTCAAGCGGATTTGCCGATGAAACAACGGAGAGCGAGGTACAATTGCCAATGGCCATAGCTTATAGAATTTTACAAGATTTGTGGGCCCCATTCGATCAAAAGAAGTCAGCTTATTACAGAACAAGGTTCTTGGAAACAATCGATGTTATGGAGAGAAACGATAAAAAGCAAGTGAGTAAGTTTCCAACATTAACAGAGAGCGGAGTAGCCAACGCAACATTTTTAAATTCAATAGATAATATACAAATAGATGTCTAAACTACCAAGAATTTATAAACAAGATATGTCAGGGGGTGTTCAAGCTAAAACAACCCATAATTTAGCTATTCGTAATCAATCGGCTCATATTTTAAATGGTGAAGTCGATAGTAAAGTAGGGGCGATCACTGGGAGAAAGGGTAGCTTAGTACAATCAACTGTGGTAGCAGGGCAAGAGATTTTAGGTCTTTATATTTATAGGTATGGAACAACAAGAAAATTTTTAGCATTGTGTAGCGATGGAGCCGGAACGCCGAAAAATGATCTATATGTTAATGCTAGTGCTAATTTTACAGGAGTTTGGAGTAAAACCTTGCAGGATTTAGAGAATGGAGTGGACGGATTCGGAGAAAACTTTATGGACAAATTTTTCTTTGTAAACGGTTATACTGCTCAAGTGTGGGACGGTTCTACTTGGGTGGCAGTAACTAACGCACCGGCCGACAGTAATTATTTAGTAGTATTTAATCAAAGACTTTATGCCTTTACTAAGAAGGGCTTTATGTGGTATTCAGATGTGGTCAATTCAACCGGATTGGCTTTTACAACAGATTCTTGGACCTCAAGAGGTATAAACCCTAACGAGGGAGATTTTATTAAAATGGCAGTAAGGCACAGAGGAAACATTATCATATTTAAGGGGGAGAGTGTTTACCGATTTGACGGGAGCTCAAGCGAGCCGGAGCCTAATATATCAATCGGAACGACAAGCTCAAAATCAATAGTAATTTTAGGAAATGTATTTTTCTTTAACTCTTTGGGAATAAATATGATCGGAGCAGGTGATCCGGTGCTTATCTCAATAGGCGTACAAAAATACATAGAGGGAATGAATAGTGATAATTGGCCAAAAGTATCAGGCGGACGAGATAAGGAAAATGTTTATTTTTGGATAGGAGATGTAACCATAAATGATCCGCACGAATTTGATTATGGTAAGACTTATTCAAATGTAGTTTTGAAATTTAATACCAATACGCAAGTATGGACAGTTTACACAGGTTGGGACGCTAGATGTTGGTGCTATGATAAGGATAATGGAAATACTTATTTTGGTACTTCTGCCGGAAAGATAGTTAAAATAAATACCGATTATGCCGATGTGGACGGAGCAAAATCTACCCCTATAAATTTTGAGGTGATTTTTACTCCGGAAGATAATAAATATCCGGAAAGAACAAAACAAACAGATAAAATCGTAGTAACTGGAAAATATAATTCAGATATTCAAATAGCAAGCAGTTTTGATAATTTGAAAAGTGGAAATTTATTGAATAACGGTAAGGGAATGGTAAATGAAATGACTACTTATGACGAGTTATGGATCTCAATTAAAGAGCAATACGATAGTGTGCCACCAAGAATTGACGGATTGATAATAGATAATATTAACTTATTAGACGATAATAAATAGATATGAATTATTTAGATAGCGGATTTGATATATTTTTGAGGAGAAGCACCTATGACACAGGACAATATGATAAAGCCAATATTGGTGATTTGCTAGTGTCAGGAGCGGTAACGAATACTCAAATAGGGTCAGTCAGCTTTGATAAGGTAGAGAATGTCGGAATTGATATAGAGGGTTGGAGCACGAATATTGTCTTTACTCAATCGGATCATAACACCCTAAACTGGGCGGCCGGAAAGATCAAGTTATCTAATGGGACAGAATACTCAATAGCCGGAAGCAATACCGGAGAGGTTGCGGCAACCACATATATATATTTTGATTTAGCCGTGTCATCCACAGCTTTGCAAATAACCACAACAGCCAGTACGGCAGTAGGGGCTAACAAAATATTGGTGGCGGTTTGTAAAAATGTAGAAGTAGGGAAACTGATAAGTTATCAAGTCTTTGGAGGAATGGGTCAAGGTCTTATAACAGCTAGTGATATAGCCTCAAACACTATAACAGCCAACGAGATTGCCGCTAATACCATTACAGCCAACAAGCTGACAATAACAACCTTATCGGCTATTTCAGCTAATATGGGGACAATTACAGCCGGGACAATAACTGGAGCATTGATACAAACGGCTGCAACCGGTTATAGAGCATTATTGACATCGGCAAATGGTTTTCAGTTATATAATGGTGCAACTTGGCAAGGGTCTTTACAATCAGATTCTAACGCTTCGGTAGTTTTAAATTCAGCAGGAAATATTTATCTAATGAGAAATGGCGCACAAATGGCATTTTTTACTGGAAATTCAATTGATCTTCCATCTACTATGGCCATTACTTGGGCTGGAGGTGGAAATTTAAGCTATGGAGGTAGTTATGTTAAAACAAATATAAATTTTAGAGCTGATAGTTTCGAGGCTAAGGGGTCAGGCTCTACATATTATATTGGTGGAACTGATGATTTTGCGGTAGTGGAGGCTATTGACCAACAAAAATCTGATGGATATGTATCAAATATTAGAGTGGGAAAAAGAAGATTATATTTTGTAGGGGGTTTATTCCGATATGCCGGACCCGGATATTGGGAGGACGCACAATAATATGGAAAAGATAGAATATATATTTAGTGAAGATGATTTGTTGTCTTTGTCGGCTTTAATAAAATATGCTGAAAAAAATGGTGTTTTAGAAAAAGAACGATTGCAAATAATAAAAACATTCAACGAACCGGCATTCAAGATATTGAATAATGGAATAAAAATTTTAAATAATAAATAAATTTATGGCAAAATTATCAAAAAATGAAAGAGAAGCAAAAAGGTTAGGCATATCTCTTTCTGATTATAAAGCACAAAGAGGAAAGTCAAATGATTATGGAAGTTTTATCGATGAGATTTTTCAAGAAAAAGTAACCACAGACTTTGAAGAAGATTACGAGAAGTCAGGAGCGAAAGATATTCATTTGGAGAACGCTAAAGCCTTAATGACTCCATACTATGAAAAGCAGGTTGGGCAGTATATGGAAGATCTAAACGCTTGGAGTCAAATGGAAAGTGTCAGTTATGAAAGAAGTCTAAGGCGAGCTAGAGCTAGTATGGCAGTCAGAGGTGGAGCAATAGGAAGTGAAAGAGAGGGCACAGAGGGTGAAATGGCTTATGATAGAGAGGCGGATAGAAGATCCAAAATATCAACAGCCGAAAGAACAGTCGGAACAGAAAGGATCAAGGGGGCCGGATATAACCCAGTAGCCGGAACACCGGAGGAGGGATCTATTTACGCTGAAATGACTGGAGCCATAGAGGACACAGCCTTGACTTATAAAAATGATTGGCTAGAAACTAAGGTATCAGAGGCAAATAGAAAATATAGGTCTAAAGGTTAAATAATGTTATAATATAAATATATGGCAAAATCTTACACGCAATTAGAGATGGATTCTGATAAAATAGCTAAAAGCAATAGCAAATATGCGGACGCACTAGCCAAAGTGGAAACGGCCCCGCAAGAAATAACGGAGGCTTACAGAACATCTAAAGCAAATAAAAATATTGATGAGGCGATAAACAAATCCGAACAGCAAATGTTGGGAGGTTTTACGGCCGGAATAGATAAGTATTCCAATGTATCAAATCCGTTTAAAAGACTTGCCCTAGCCACAAAATATAAGGGTACGCTAGCGGTGGAATATAATAACTTGGTTGACGAAAGAACAAGGCGAGCCGGAGTTTTATCGGAGTATATTGATAAGTGGAGGGGTCTATACGGGGCCGAGGCGGCAAGACAAAAAGTTAACATTGATGCAATGGAGAGTCAATTCAGCCGTGATCTTACTCTTAAAAAAGCCCAAGAAAGCGGTGGCGGTAGCGGAAATAAAAAATTATCCAATGAGGAATTAGTAAAAACTGTAAACCAATTGAAAAATGCCAATGCCAGTTGGGAAGACATAAACGCTTATTTAGTTGAAAAATATGGGGTTGATACAAGTGAGGACTCTTTTGCTGATATGCAGTTAAGAAAAGCCTTTGGAGAAAACACCCTAACTAGATCAGAAAGAGATAAACAAGCTAAAATAGATGAAGAAAATAGAATAATAGAAGAAATGAAACAAAAGGATCAAGCTAAAGAAACCAAAGAAACCAATGGGTTTTTTAGCAAAAACAGGTGGTCAAATGCTTATGATATTCTAACGAAAACAAAATATAAATAAAATAACTGCTTAAAATTATGGCACAAGATTTTAATACTTGGAAAAAAAACAGGGGAACTTCTATTTCTCCAAATAATGATTCAACCGGAATAGCCGATTTTGATGAGTGGAGAAAAAAAAGAAAACAAGTTGGAGAGGAGAAAGAGCGACAAGCCAAAGTCGGTCAGAATTTAGCTATGCAAGCTAATTTAAGAATGATGAGAGCAACCGGATATTTTGATAAGCCAAAACAACCAGTAATACCGGTAGATGAGATCCAACACGAAAGCAACAAAAAAAGTGCTATAAAAAGTGCTGGTTTATCTCTTCTATCAAGCGTGTCAAGGGGCGTATCTCTGATTGGTGGATCAGTTGAAAGTATTGGTAGAACCAATAAAAATGAGGGTTTTTTAGGTGGGGAAACGAGTATATTTAGTATAAAAAAAGATACCATAGGTGATAAAGTATTTAGAAAAGTGGGAGCAGGAATGGAAAAGGGTGGCAAATATGTCAAAGAAAATTTTGACTTTGCCGATGAAATGATAAGAGGTAACAGCGGATATGTAGAAGAATATGCCTCTTTTAGAGATGAGAGCGGTAAATTTGATATAAATAAGTTAAAAGATCCAAAAGTTTTATTAAATGTCGGAGCTTCCGGGGTAGGAAGTATGGCCCCGATAATAGCAGCCGGAGCATTGGGAGGAGGAGCCCCGGCGTTTGCGACAGCTTTTTTGACGGAGAAAGGTGATGCCGTCAGCGAGTATTCAGAAAAACTGGCTAAAGAAAGAGGGGTAAGGGTAGAGGATTTATCTAATCAAGATATAGCTAAAATAGACATTTCATCAACAGGCTATGGAGCCGTTTCGTCAGCACTTGAAACGATATTACCTTTAAAATTTGTAAATAAATTGGGGATTGGAGGGAGTAAGGAAGTAGTTAAGAAAGTGTGGCAAAGAGTACCAGTTGAAATTGCTAAGTCAATCATAACCGAGGGCGGAACAGAGGGCTTACAAAAATTTACTCAAAATGTTATTTCAAAACTAGCTATTACAGATAAGCAGGATTTAGCAGAGGGAGTTATAGATGAAGCCATTGCCGGAGCTTTAGTGGGAGGCGGAATTGCAGCCTTAGGAGAGGTGGCCGACACTAATATAAACCCCCCACAAAAACAAGTCATTAAGGAAGATAAGGAAGAAAAGAAAGCAAAGATCAAGACACAAGAAGAAACTAAGGCTAAAGAGATGATTAAGGCCTTGGCTGATAACGATGTAGAAAAGATAGAGAGATTATCAGGCGAGCTAACTTCTAAAGAATTAAGGGAGGTAGATAAGGTCTTGGAGTTTATCGAGCAAAAAGAACAAAAGAAAGATGAAAATTTTTCTTTAGAGGACAGAAAAATACTACAAGAAAAAATAAGCGATAAAGAAAACGGAGTTAAGGAAACGGTAGGAGAAGCTATTTTGAGTGATGAAAATAAAATGTCTGATCTTGATACCGGAGCAAGAAAAGAAGCGGTGGATCTTTTTAAGAGGGTAGCGGAAACCGACACGGAGCACGCAGAAAAAGCTAAAGAGATAATTAAAAAGATTGATGAAACCAATAAAAAAATAGACGGTGTTTTATCGGAAGTGAAAGAGCAAAAACAAGAACTGTTAAAAGAAAAAGCCGAAGCTGAAACAAGGGAGCTGAAAAAATCTATTCAAACAAAAATAGATACTTTTGACGATGTAAAAAGAGAATTGTTGTCAAAAGTTAATTTGCCGGATTTGAAACCAAGAGAAATAAGTGATATACAAGAAAAGTTATCAGAGGTAATGGACGACTATGACGGAAAGCAACGCCAAGAAATAGTTGACAAACAGAATGAATTGTTAGATAAAGATAATGCGTATATAAAGAAGAATAAGGAAATCTTATATGATAAGGACGGTATAAATTTAGATGTTGTAAAATACGATGACGGCACTTGGAAAGTGCATACCGGAGCAACGGGAAAAACAGAGGGATTTGGCCATCCTTATTTTGGGAACTTTAAGTCTAAAGATGAGGCAATCAAGTATGGTTTAAAAAGAATATCTGATTTTTTGGATAAAATAGAGAAGGAAGGGGACAAAAGTGCTAAAAAGCAAAAAGCTAATTTAATTAAACAATTCAAACAATATGAAAAAGATATTAGTACTGGGAGTGGAGATAACGGAAAAGGAGTTTCCGGAGCTAACAAAGTGGGCACAAGTAAACAAGCAGGGACTAGAGAGAACGCTAAAAAGTATGAAAGCGGCAACAAAGGACAGTCTGGAAACAATAATGATAAGTCTAGAGTCGGATCTAAGGACGGACAACAGTTAAAGGATGGATCAGAGATAATATATAAAGGAGAAAAACATAGGGTTTTAAATTCTTGGTATACTCAGGAAAGCGACAAGACTTTTGCTAGATTGTTTAATCCGAATACTGGAAAATCTATTGTTATAGAAGAGGATGAAATTTTTAGCCAAAAAAATAAAACACAAAAAGAAATTGTTGTTGAAGCTGAAACATTATCTAAAGAAGATTTAGATAATTTAAGGTTAGATGTGGGAGATGCTTTGATAGAGGCCGGGGAACTCGGAATAAAAATAAAAGAACTAAGACAATACGGATCAACAGAAAGAGGAGAACAAAAAGATTCTTCTGATTATGATATTTATATCGAGTATGAGGGAGATATAAGAGAAGACGACTTTTTTAATCTTTTGGCAGATCATTTTAAAGATATAAAGGTTAACGGAAGAAATGTCGATTTTAACCCAGTCAAGGCTGAAAAAACTGGAACAATAAAAGAAGCTATTGATAAAGATCCAAAGGAAAACAAGTTAATCAAAATGTCGCCCATTGGGGGTGTTATTATGGACATTTTAATTGCTAATGGACAGACACTTGATAATGAAGACCTTTACATAAAGATAGAGCGAAGGGGTTTTGAGAAGCTAGTTATTCAAAAAATAAGTAAAAATGAAATATCCATAGCCCACTATTACGAACAAAACGGAGATTTGATGATCGATCCGGAGGCTATTTTTGAGATCGTTGATGGTAGATTGGTAGCCAAAACAATACAGCATAACTTTAATCTTCCGGTAATGCCGATTAAAGACAATGACCCATTCTTTAAATTATGGGCGGAAAATTTAAAATCGCAAGGGTTTGCTAGCGGATTTTCAGATATATCTAAAGAGCATAGAGCTATTGTAAATAAAGAGAATCTTACAGAGGTTGATATTGTTACAAAAGGTGATAAATATTATTTGATTTATAAAGATAGAGGAGATGGTAAAATGGATATTTACGATAAAGAGTTTTTGACATTCGATGAAGCACTAAAAGCAGCAAAAATACATAATAAAAGTAGGTTAGGTCTTAATAGTAATATATCCAATGTAGAAAAAAGAGTAAAAAAATATTCTAAAGCGGAAATAGAAAAACTTGTTAATTCTAAAAAAGAGTTTACCGAAGCAGAAAAAGAAGCCCTAAGACAATATGAGGGATCAGGCGGACAAAAAGAGGGTAGCGGTAGAGGAGTTTTAGACGAGTTTTATACCCCCAAGAAAATTGTTGATAAGATGTGGTCTTTAACCATTAAGAACTTATCAGATAATATTGATAAGAAAAACCTTAATATATTGGAGCCCAGTGTAGGGACGGGAAGATTTTTGGAAAGAGCACCAAAGGGATCAAATATAACGGCTTTTGAAACTAACCCGATAAGTGCCAAAATAACAAAGGTATTATATCCTAACGCTAGAGTAAACAATACCTCTTTTGAAACCTTGTTTATAGATGAGAAAGGAAAGAAAAAGGCATTTGATCCAAAATACCAGATTGTGATTGGAAACCCCCCGTACGGAATCCATAGAGGAAAATATAAAGGGTTAGGAGAAGAAAAAGGCATAGGCAGATATGAAGAATATTTTATTAAAAGAGGTCTTGACTTAACTGTTGAGGGCGGTGTTTTGTCAATGATTGTACCAAGTGGATTTTTAAGAGGTGGATTTGATAAGATAAAAGGGATGATCGCTTTAAGAGGAGATTTGGTAGATGCGTACAGATTGCCGAACAAGTCTTTTGATAATACCGAGATAGGAACGGATATATTGATATTTAAAAAGCACGATTATTTATCAACCGGAGAGCAAGTAAACGGAGATATTTTAGCTAATGATGAGTGGTTTAAACAAAATCCAGAAAAAGTGTTAGGGGTAGAAACAGAAAAAAAAGGAAAATTTGGAATGGAAAAATATATTGAGGGTAATATAGATGAGGGATTGTCTATTATTCAAGACGCAGAATTAGCCGAAGAAGAATTTGACGAAAACATAGAAAAAATGGAGCAAGAAGAAGTGGAGATTACCAAAAAAGAAAGAAAAACAGCCATCAAAGAAAACACAAAAGCTAAACGAACAAAGTCAAAGGCTAGTTTTGACAATGGACTTTATAAAATAACAGACGGATATAAAATAGAAAGCACTAAGCAAAGTAAAACAAAAACATTTTCTCAAGGGAATATTGAGGAAATAGAATCGTTTAAAAATGTTAGAGAGGACGGCAGTCTTTATGATTTTACCGGAAGTAAATTTGATGTGGGCATAGAAGATCTCTTTTATCACGAGGGCAAGGTTTACAATCGTTATAACTATTTGCAAGGGGATATTGTTCAAAAATTGGAAGATTTAAAACACGACAAAGACAGGCTTACCGATAAGGCATACAAAAAGCAAAAAGAAGAATTAGAAAAGATAATGCCTAAACAGATGACGATTGATAAAATATCTTTTTTACCAATCAGTAAAATGGCCGATGAAATAAAGATAGACAAATACGGGGAAGAAAGGACACTTAAAAACGCCTTTATAAACTGGATGGAAACCTTACCATATCAAGCTAGAGAGGGTGTATCAGGTTGGGAAATTGAAAACTATGTTAATGGTTTACCGGTTAGGGGCGGAGATAAGGAAACCAACAAAGAAATAAGAAAGAAGCGAAGAATAGTTGGTAATAAACTATTTAGAAAATTTTACAGAGAGGAACTTACCGAAGATCAGCAGAAATTGATTGAGGATAGATTTAATAAGTCTTTTAACAGTTATGTTAAGCCGGACTACTCAAAATATCCTCTTGAGATAGAACTACATAATAAATTTTATAAAAAAGATTTTCAATTAAGAGATATTCAAATGGAGGGAGCCGCTTTTTTGGTCAACAAAGGAGTTGGTCTTTTGGCTTATGAAGTGGGTGTTGGTAAAACTTTATCCGGTATTGCCGCTTTACAGGGAGTGATGAAAAAAGGTTGGACGAAAAAACCTCTTATTATCGTACCCAAAAATTTAAAATCAAAATGGATAAATGATTTAGTAGAAGCAATGCCCGGAGTAAAGATAAACGACTTAGCTAATCTTGGAGGTAATTTTAAGTTTAAAGGAGATATAAACGAACTTGAAATTGAGAACGGATCAATATCAATCATAACCGAGGACGGATTTAAGAGAATTGGTTTTAGCGAGGAAACATATAACCGATTGACAAAAGACTTGGAAGATACATTGTATGACAACAAAGAACAGAAATCTAAACGACAAAAAGAAATAGAAGCCTCTAAGGCGGAGGAGAGAGAGGGCAAGGCAAAAAGAGGTACAGATTTTCCGTTAACTTTTGAGGAGTTGGGATTTGATCATATTATGATAGACGAAGCCCACAGGGCCAAAAATGTTTTTTCTTCCGCTAAGGCGACTAAAGATAAAAAATCTAATGAATATAGTAATTTGAGAGGATCAGTATCAGATAGGGGTCTAAAAACATATTTAGCTACTCAATATATTCTTGAAAAAAACAATGGAAGAAATGTATTTTTATTGACGGCTACACCATTTAATAATTCTCCCATAGAGATTTATTCGATGATGTCTTTAATGGCTAAAAAAAGATTAGAGTCCTTAGGGATAAAGAATATCAATGACTTTATCAGTCTTTTTTGTGAGATTGAAACCAAAGACTCAATCAAGGCTAGCGGAAAGATGGAAGCCGTTGATCAGGTGAGAAAATTCGGTAATTTAAGACAATTACAATCTTTGGTTAGGGAGTACATAGATTTTAGAACCGGAGATGAAGTGGGCATACCGAGGCCGACAAAAATTAAACTTACTCCCAAACTAAAGATGACGGAGTTGCAAGCGGAATATGTCAAAGAGGCTCAAGATCTATTTGCTGATAAAGACGCCGGAACTTTAGTGGCCATAACGGAACTACAAAAAATAACTTTATCACCGTATTTAAGCCGTTATCATTTAGGAGGGTTAAGTAGTGTAACGCCTAAGGAGTTGGTAGAAAACAGCCCGAAGATAAAATATGCGGTAGAGGGAATAGTAAAGGCTCAAAAAACACAAAAGAACGCCGGACAGATCATCTTTGCCGAAAAAGGTATTGAGATTTTCCCGCTTATAAAAGAGTACTTGATAAAAGAAAAAGGATATAAGAGGGGTGAGGTTGAAATAATAGACTCTAAGGTTGGGGGAGATAAAAAGGACTTATTACAAGATAAATTTCAAAACGGAGAAATAAAAGTTTTGTTGTGTTCAGGGACGGTTAAAGAGGGAGTTGATTTGCAGAAATTATCCACCGATTTATACAATTTGCATTTACAATGGAACCCGACAGATATGATCCAAGCGGAGGGTAGAACTTGGCGACAGGGAAGCCATTTTGATAATGTCAGAATACATTATCCATTGGTAGAAAATTCAGTTGATCCGTTTATATTTCAGAAACTGGAAGAAAAAGCTAGCCGTATTGCTGATGTGTTTAGCTATAAGGGAGATAATTTAGATGTGTCAGATATCGACTTTGAGGGAATGAAAATGGATTTGATAACGGATCCGGAGTTAAGGTTGCAGGCCGAGGAAAAGTTTAAAACAGCCTCTTTTGTGAATAAGAGAGATCTTTTGGAATCGGAAATAGCCTTTTTGGAAAGAAGAACGAAAAGGATAGGGGAGGTCAAGGCGGAATTAAAATCAACGCAAGAATCATATTTTTACGGCAACGCAGAAGCCAAAGAAAGAAAATTGAATAAACTCAAGGCTGAATTAGAGGAAGAAAAATTCAAACTTAAAAAGAGAGGAGCCCAAGATGATGTGGCTAAAGAACTTGAAGAAAAGAAAAAATCTCTTGAAGAAATTAAAAAATCAATAGAAAATTTATCAGAGGAGTTTAGAACTAAAAAAGAGAATATATCTAAAGAGGAGAATATTATCTATGGAGATAATAATTATGCGGAGATTGTCGAGTTTATGGGGGATAAAGAGTTTTATACTTTTGACGGAGGAAAAATGGCATATTTATCAGAGGAAAGTTTAAACACATTTTTATCATCAGAAACAGCCAAAGGTTTGATGAAAGAGATATATGAGGAATTAAACCCAAACATAAAGGCTTGTTTATCTTTTGAGTTATTAAGAGAAGTGAGAAATAAAAACGGAGTATTAACTCTTGCCGATTTTGATGGGGTTAAGAATCTATTGAGAATAGGTAGGAATATGGACAAAGAAACATTTAAGAGAGTATTCAGACACGAGTTAAACCACGCCGCTTTTAGCTTAATGGGGGCAGAGAATCAAGCAAAGATTATCGCTTGGTATAAAAACCTTACTCCAAAAGAGAAGATCCGGATATATGGAAGCGAGGAGCTATTTAATTCTTATTTAAAAGATTATAGGGGAGATGTCAAAAAAATGGCCGATGAAACGATAAATATGGCTATGGGCCGAGAAGAACAACGCCACCCGATCTTTAAACTTATCCGATCAATAGTAAATGCGATAGTGAGAGCTTTACAGCATATATCAATAAATGGAAAGGTGTTTGCCAAAGAATCGGCCCAAAAAAGAGCCTCTTTTGTGGAGGTTATGGATCTATACTCTGATATGTATTCTCAAACAGGGGGAGAAAAATATGCCAGAACAAAGGAATATTTGCAATCGTTAAAAGATAACGGCTTTGTTGAGGGATCAATTTTAGATGTGGAAATTCAAGAAAAAATAAATGAAAGTTGGAGAAAAAGAAAAGTGGAATTAAATACTTTTAGCGTAGATTATGATAGGTTGATTATTGATAAAGATACTGTTTTGGCTTTAAAAGATGTCAAAAAAGGAAGATTATCATATTCAAATTTGCCAATTCTTGTTAAATTAGACACTAAAACAGGTAAATATATCATTGTTGACGGTAGGCACAGAATGATACAGCAATTCTTAAATGGAGAAAGAATATTTACAGCGACAATCAATGAGTTTAATTACAGGCAAGCTAGTTTGGTGGAAGAGGAAAGCAATAAAATAAAAGTACCGGAATATACTAGGAAGGGAAAAATAGTGAAAACACACTCCAGAAGAGCCGTAGTTAAAATGATTGATATGAGAAAAACCGGAGAGGCCACGAACAAAGAAAAGCGTAGGATATATATGGAAGCATTTGATAAAGTTTACGGAGAGAAAAAACCACCGTCAGTAGCTAAAATGGTTGAGGAAAAATTTAAGGATAAGCAAAGAAGAACTTTGATCACGGCCGGAAAACTAGAGGAGGTTGGTTTTGAAGTGGTAAAGGCCTCTTTTAAGGAGGGCAAGGTAGTGGGGTTTATTAAGGGTGAAAACGATGCTTTAGAAAAGACCGAAAAAGAGATTGAAGAACTGGCCGAGAAGATCAAAAAGGCCGAGTATAAAACAGTAGCCCAAAGAGCCACTTTTGAAGCAAGAATCGAGGAGTTAAAAGAAAAGCACGCCGAACAAAAGAAAGAGCTTTATTTAAAGTTGGATAAACAAGAAACAAGCTACAAAAAGCAAAAAGCAAGATTAAGGGAGAAACTCAAAGAAAAAATGAAAGACTACAAGGCTATTCGCAAGGAAATGGTTGAGTATGTCAAAGACAATTTACCGAGAAGTAGATGGGGTAAGTTTTTAATAAGAATAAGGGACGGCAAGACTAATAAGAATCTAGCCAAGATAATGGAAAAGGTAGATGAGGAGGTTTTGAACTTACAAAGAGAGATCGCTATAAAGAACATTAAGTCTATTCTTAAAAAAGCCGATCAGTTGCCGATTGAATTTCAAATGATGATGAAAGAAATTACTGGAGAGATAAACTGGGTTGGGACGCTTCCAAAGACAATGGATAAGTTAAAGAAGATTGACGAGTATATTAAAACGCACCCAGATGCCAGAAATCAATTTTCTAGGGGTATATTGAAGCGGTTAGGTATATTATCTCAAAAATCATATAAAGAACTAACAGCAAGCCAATTACTAGCCCTAAACAGTCGTCTTGAGCTAATTAGAAACATTGGTCGGGCGGTAAAATATCAAAGAAAGGTGAATAAGATAATTGAAAGGAATAATATATTGGCGGAAATACAAAAAAACTCGACAAACTTTGACAAAATACAGCAGAGTGGTCTAACGCAGGAAGAACGAGAAAAGAGGACATTTTGGGAGAAAACAATAGACAAATTGCAAGATGTAGATTGGCAGATAATGCCGGTAGATAGTTTTATAAAGAACTTGGATAAGGGGATAGAGAACGGAATAAATTACCGGACATTTAAAAAGCCGGTAGATATAGCTTTTAACGATTATCTAAAATTATCAATCTCAATGAAAGACAGGCTTTATGATTTTATAAAGACTAGCGGTTTTGAAGTCAGCGATAAGAGTTGGGAAAATATAGGTATTTATGCGATCAATAACCAAAGAGGCGGAAGAATAAAGCTATTGAAGTCAGGTTACAGCGAAGAACAGATCGATGCAGTAGAGCTTACAGAACAGGAAATGGCAATGTATGGATATTTAAGACAAGAATTGGATAAGATATACCCATTGATCAAAGAAGTTTACGAAAAAGTATATAATAAGCCTTTAGGCAAGGTGGAAAACTATTTTCCGTTTATAATGGACTTTTCTAATCAGGCCCCACTTTTTGAGGAAATGGAGCAACAATTTAATTTTGGCTTAAAGGGGACTAATAAAGGATTTACCGAGGAAAGAGTAGGAGGGTTTAACCCGATCAAAGTAAACGCCTTAACGGCTTTTGTAGAGCATATAGATAAGGCCACTTATTTTATCTCGCTTGAAGAAACGGTTAAAAAAGCCGAAGATCTAGTTAAAAGCCACAAATACGCTGAAGCGGTAGGAGAAAAAGCCCAAAAATATATGATGAGGTGGGTGGAACTTATCCAAAGACACGGAACCCCAAAGGATAATAAAGATATACGGGCATTGGACGCACTAAGAAAAAATATCACACTTGGTGTATTGGCCTTTAAATTAACCACGATCCCTATACAGTTGACGGCCGTTTTAAACGGAATGGCGGAAATTGGCACAAGTGCTTTAACAGGCTTTATAGATGTAACCAGTAGTAAGAAAAAGAGGGACTTTATTGTGGCGGTAAGTATGCAAATGAGGACAACGGTTGGAGATGATCCGATATATGGGGAAATTCAGCCCACAGCTTTTAAACAGAAAGCACAAGAGGTTGGAATGTGGGCAATAAAGAAAGTGGATTTAATGGCTAGAGCTGGAGTATGGTGGGGAGCTTATGAGATGTATTTAAAGAATCGTGGGTTAGAGGTAGATTATAACAACCCGGACCAAGAGGCGGTGTTATTTGCCGATAAGATTGTAAGAAAAACGCAGGCCACATCCGATTTTAAGGATTTACCCCCACTATTAACCCAAAAATATAGGACTTATGGTAAACTCTTATTGCAATTTCAGAATTTCGGGTTATTTCAATTTGCTTATATGAGAAACGATGTCAAATATAATATCTCCAATGATATTGGTAAGGCTAGTTGGCAAATAGCAATGATCTCGTTAAGTGTGATAACGGTGTTTAGCATAAGAGAGGCTATCTCAAATGCTTTATATGGAGGAGATGATGAAGATGAGGAATCTTTTATTGCTAAGTATTTTTGGGAAATGGGACAGATTGTGCCGGTATTGGGCAGTATGCTATACGGAGTAAGGGGCTTGATCAAGAACCCCAACATATATCAGGCCCTAAGTGTTAAAACGGGCATACCGGTTATAGATACGGCCGTTATGGGGTTAAGAGAAGCCGGAATGACAGCTATTTCTAAAAAGCCGGATACAATAGCTAAACACGCAATAGGGGTGACTAGCGTAGCCGGTCAGATGTCGGGAATACCCGGATCACTCCAAACAAGCCAATTTGCCAACGCAATACTAAGAAGATTGAAAAAAGAAGAAGCCCCACAAACACGGGAGGAAATACTCAAAAAATACAAAAAAGAGAACAAAATTGAAACTAGACAGCAGATAATTAACCGGTATAGAAAAGAAAACGGGTTAGAATAGATAAAAAATAATCCACCCAAGTTAAACTTAGGTGGATTATTTGACTTTATCTTAAAAGTATGCTAGTATAGTAATATCAAATACCTAGTTGCAAAGGTAACAAACACATTATAGACATTTCTTAAAGGTTGTCTGTTGTCGGTGGTCCATTGTGTACCACTTTTGCAATAGACACAGGCAACCTTTAATAAATGTCTTTTATTTTTAACATTAAATATATGAAAAAAGGTGAAAAAATAGCGTATTTTGTGGGTTGGTCAATAGTTATAGCGGTTATGACAATGGTCTTTGATATGGCTTTTCGGATATGCGATCCGTTAGCAAGGTTTTTTAGTTGGGTTTACTTCGTCGTGTTTACCCTAGTAATGATAACGATCGGGTTATATATATTATTTGATAAAGAATAAAAAATATATGAGAAGCACAAGAAATCAGCCATTTTGTTGGCAAGAGAAAAAGATACTTCGCTTTTTACGAAAGAAATACAAAGGAGTGGAATTAGTAAAAATGAAATTGTTATATTCGACTATTACTGAAATGGATAGTGATTTTAATGGCAAAGACATTCAGTTTTACACCAAAACTATCAGCACTTACAGTGGATTATCTATTGAATGGATACCTACTGGGCTTAAAAACCTTGAAAAACATAAAATAATAACAATAGCAAGATTAAGAGATAACGGCAGATTTTCAAAGAATTATTTAGTATTTACTCCTGAAAATATCCAAGAACAGATTGATGTTGAATTGATTGAAATTACTCCGCAAGAAAAGCTGACTAGAAATATGTCAAATGCTGTTTATAGAGTCTTAAAGCAAAATAAAGGAGGTCAAAGTTGGCAAGATTTAGTAGGCTATTCTGCTGAAGAACTAAAACAACATCTTCAAAAGCAATTCAAAGAAGGAATGACTTGGGAAAATTATGGACAGTGGCACGTTGACCATATTGTGCCGATTAGGAGTTTTACTTATGATAAACCCACTGATACAGATTTTCTAGAATGTTGGAGCATAGAAAACCTACAACCTCTTTGGGGAGCCGAGAATTCCAGTAAGGGCTGTAAGGTTAACGGAAAACCCGTTAACGGAAAACCCGTTAACGGTGAACCCGTTAACGGTGAACCCGTTATAGATAAAACTGGTATATTAGAAGATAGTATCTTATTAGAAGATAGTATTTATAAAGAAGATAATAAAAAAGCCTCGCAAAGCTCGGCTACTTACTCTTTAAAAGAAAAGACCTTAAAAGAATTTAGAAACCAAAGGAGGGTGGAATCAGGCAGACAACCAATGACTCCAAGACAGATGACGGATAAACAAAAAAACTCGCTAGATGCTTTTAAAACAGGCATAGACTACTTTAAAAGGGTTGGTTATGAAGAACACGGAATGTTGTTTATGGAGGTAAATAATGAAAAACGAAATAAGGTGGTGAGAAAGTTGGTAATATCGGCTTATAAGAATATAGGGGAGTTAAATGATCTCATAGATTGGTGGTTTAGCGGTAACGGGGAATGGGCAGATTATGAGCCGGAACAATGCTTTTCAACAAGAACCATAGAGAAATTCAAAAACAGAGAAAAGAAAGGGGGTGGCAAAAGATATGAATAATGTAACCGGAAAAATAGACTATGGCAGTACCGGCTATTTTTACAAGACGAAGTATAATGTTTACCTTAAAGACGGATCGGAGGTAGAAATAGGAGAAAAAGGGGGAAAAGAGTTATCAAAAGATATTTTAAAGCTAAAAAAAGATAGTTTTGTCGAATTGGGCACGGATAATATTGTCCAAGTCGGTGAAATAAAGCGAATACAAAAAATAACAGAAAAAATATTATGAAAGATTTACACAACAAAGAAATAGAAATAGCGATGTTGGGAGGGATATTAAAAAACAAGGCTTGCTTATTTGATATTATGGCGGTGATTGATCCGCAAGATATATATTTTGAAACCAATAGAATCATATATCAAAAAATGATCGAGTTATCAAATAACAGCAAGGAAATTGATATTATCACTATTGGCGATGAATTATCCGGAGAATCAGGGATACACTCATTGTTAGCGGATATGTTAGTAAAGGCGGAAATAGCTAACCCAGTACACTATGCCAAAAAGATTAAGGAATATGCGGTTAGGCGGTGGTTAAGCGGTTATTTATCCAAAGTAATGGATAAAATAGGGCAAGGCGATCCGGTGGAAATAATATCAGAGCTTGGATCAAAACTAGCTGGAGTTTATATCAAGACTAATAACGAAAACTCCAATGTCAAAGGGATAATATATAATATCCAAAATGATCAAGCGATTATAAGTGAGCTGATGAGGAACGGTAAAAAATATATCGGGGAGGAAATGGAAATGCCAAAGCTAGATTATGCCCTAAGCGGTTTAAGAAGAAGTTTTTACTACATAATAAACGCCTATACCTCAACCGGAAAGACATTTTTTGCCCTCAATATAGCCAACGGGTTTATCAATAATGGGAAACGAGTAGTATTTTTCTCTCTTGAGATGACCCAAGAGGAAATAGTTACAAGGTTATTGTCTATTCGATCCGGTATAAACTCAATCAGTATAACAATGGGGGGATATATGAATGATGAAAGGGAATTGCAAGCTAAAGATGACCTTTATAAAGCAAATTTGGAGGTGTATAGCCAAAAAAGAACGCTTGACGAAATAAAGGTGGCGATGATAAGTGAAAATCTGAAAGCCCCGGTGGATCTGTTCATAATCGATTATATCCAAAAGATAAAAGTGCCAAAGGCAACAAGCCGATATGAAAGATACACGGAAGCCTCGGACGAGTTGCACAATCTTGCCCAAAAGTTAAGAATACCGATTATAGCTTTATCTCAAATAGATAATGCCTCGGCAAGAAGTAAAGATACCGATACTATATCAACCAAAGGATCAGGCGATATTGCAGCCGATGCCGATGTTATCATAATGTTGCAAAAAGATAAAAAAAGGCAGGCTTGCTATAAAGACGGCATTAACGCAGTCAATGTAATAATTCAAAAAAATAGACACGGCATAACCGGAAGCATAGAATTTATTATGGACACGAGAAGTGGAAAATTTCTAAGTGCTGACGATTATCCGACTATTAGCGAAAATTTATGAGAATAACATTGAAAAGAAAAAATAAATATGATTGGCACGATTGGTTTGCTTGGCGACCGGTTATAATGAGAGATAGCGCGGCAAACACCCCTAACACTATTATTTGGCTAGAAAAGATAGAAAGGAGAAAAGAGTGTGATCGGGAGTTTGTTTGGTGGACTTACAGGCTAAAAAACATCAAGGTGTTTAACCCGATTGACGAGTTTAGAAATGGCCTTTTTGTAGAGGGGGAAATATTAGCACAGATTTCCGGCACCCCCATACCGGAGGGGTTTGAGCCGTATGGTAATTCGGGAGATATTCAATATATAATTTATAAAGGAGATAATGACTCAATAGATGAAACTTAAATTATTAAGATTAAAAAAATGAAAATAATAAAAACAACCGACCCATTCATTGAAAAATGCCCAGAGTGTGAAAAACCGATAACTCCAGTACAGGCGAGTGTTAGAGTTAGATCAAGCGACGGATCTAATCACCAAGCTAACAAGATGTATTTATGGTGCAAGGATTGTGATATATTTATTGATTTAATTAGTAATGAAAAAAACAATGGAAAAAGAAGAATATGAAAAATTTTTTAATCCGGCATATATTCATTGTACCCCGAAGCAACAAAAAATAAACAAATTGAAGCACATATACGATGAAAAAGAGTTAAAAAAGCTAAAAAGTAAGCAACTAGGAAAAATACTATATGAAAAAAATAAAAACAATATTGGGGTATGATGTTTTTGCGGACGAAAATAAAATAATATTTCAAAGGTGGACTTTTAAAATACCAATTGAGTATAAAGGTAAAATATATTCATTCAGAGTAAATAAACTTAATAAAAAAATGCAAGAATATGCACTAAGAAAGTTTAGGAAAGCCAACAATTAAAAACTTGACTTTTATTAAAAAGTATGCTAATATAGAGATATGAAAACAATTAAACACAAAAAACTGAATAGAAGATTGACATTAGTCAACGAGTCATTTTTCCCTTTTATCGGGTGTTTAAATGTTTTCATCTCGTTGGCTATTTTTAGTATTTTATAGAAGATAAAAGAAAAGGAAGCAATATAAATAAGCAGTCCATTTATCTAATATCTTCTTGGCTTGCACGCTTGCCCTATTCGATAGACAAGCGAGTAGCAAAAAAGTTAAACATTAAATAACAAAACAATGAAAAACAAGAAAGTGGTAAAACCCACTAAAAAGAAAGCAGCTTGCTTGCCGGAAAGAAAGGAAACAAATGATATAAACAGTGTTATATCATTGGCGATCAAATCAAAAGCCGATGTTCAAGTGATGAAAGAAATGTTGGCAATGAGAAGAGAATTAAAGGCGGAATTTGCTAAAGAGGCTTTTGATCTAGCAATGGCTACTTTCCAAAAAGAATGCCCAGTGATTGAAAAAACTAAGATTGTTAAAGGAAAAGGCGGAGAGATTAGATACAAGTATGCGCCACTAGAATCAATAGTTACTCAGGTTAAAGAAATTCTAGGAAAAAATGGATTATCTTATTCGATGAATGTGTCTCAAAGTGACGGAATGCTTACTGTTTATTGTGTTGCTAAACACATAAGCGGACATTCTGAAACAAGCAAATTTTCTGTACCAATAGGCAATGAACAATATATGACCGATGTACAAAAATATGGAGCTAGAGCAACATTCGCCAAAAGATACGCATTTTGTAACGCTTTTGGAATCTTAACTGGAGATGAAGATACTGATGCCGTAGAAGTAGAAACAACCCCTAAACAGAATTGGGTAAGAACAGCCCCGACTGATCAACGCACCAAAGAAGCAGAATTATTGGCGACAAATTTTCAAAAGAACAAGATAAACGGATTATTAAAAGACTTGGGTTGGGACGAACAATCTTTAATAAGAAGAAAAATAAAGAAAATTGAAGATATGTCGATAAATTATGCAACCGGGATAATCAAACAATTAGAGGGGTTGAAAGCAGCAAAGAACGAAAAAAACGAAGAAAACATTAAAGATGCTGATATAGTGGAGGGAACTTATGACGAACACTTACAGTCAATTAAAAATTCTTAACATTAAAACAATGAAAAACAATTATTTATCAAAAGTCAGTGAGATTAAAGAGCAATGTAGATTTTATATCAATAGCCCGGAAAAAGTAGCCGAAGCCCTATTATTTATCAAGGCCCTTGAAAAAATGACCGAAGAAGTCAAAAAAAGCGTCAAAGATAGAGCGGTCGATTTAATGGAAAAAGAAAACAAAGAAATGTTATCTTACTCCATAACCGATTATGAAACAGGAGAAATTAAGGAATGGGAGATCAAGAGAAGTTATGCAAGCCAAACCAAAGAATACCGACCGGAAAATGTATTTAGAGCCTTAGGAGAAAAAGCCTTTAAATATTACAAAGTGTCCAAGACAGCTATTGATAAAGACCTAAAAAGAATGAGTGCTAAGGGGGAAATATCAATGCAAGACCTTGATATAGCCGTAAGCGATCCTATAATCAAAATCCGCAAAGGAGCAGGCGTAATAATGAGGGAAATTAAGCCCAAAAAATAATATGAAAGACTTTTTATTACTACTACTAGCTTTCGCCTTACTCCCATTTTATGTTATATTACTCCCATTTTATATTATACTCTTCTTAATTATCGAGCTATTTGGCAGAACAATAAATAAAAGATTAAAATAAAAAAATGATTAGAGCAAAATCAAGATCATCAGCAGGAAGTTTTAAAAGGGAGTTTTATGTTGAATCAAGAAACAGAGAGATGATAGATAGAGCTGATATGGGTTTGATTATCGGAGATGACATTATGAATGAGCTGGAAAAGGTTGCACACAACCAAGCTAGAATGCTTGAAAGGGGAACCGGAAAATTAAGGAAATGTTGTGTGTGTGGAGATGTATATGTAAACCCCAAAAAGACAGAAATTAAGTTTGGTGGGTGGCTTAATAAAAATGGCTTTAGATGTGTATATTGTAGATGTAAAGATATAAAAAAGCCAAGAACAAAAGTTTTCCGGCGTAGAAGAGAGATAATGAAAGAAGTATGGGAGCTATTTTTAAAAAGAAAGTTTGCCGGAGTTAAAATAACTTATTTAAATGAAAAAGTATGAATGTAAATAAAGCAATATTAGTCGGAAGAATAACCAAAGAGCTTGAAGTAAAAACACTAACAAGCGGAAACACTGTTTGTAAATTCTCAATGGCTACCAATAGAAGTTTTAAAGATAAAAATGGAAACAAGATTGAGCAAGCCCAATTTCATAATATTATATTATGGGGAAAGCTAGCCGAGATAGCCGGACAATATTTAATTAAAGGGCAAGAGGTATATATCGAGGGAAGAATTGAAACAAGAAGCTATGAGGATAAAATGCAAAATACAAGATATGTTACCGAGATAATCGGGGAGAATATGCAAATGGGAGCTAGGCCGCAAGGAAGAGATCAAGAAGCCAAGCAAGCTAGTCAGCCTCAATACAATCACCCTAAGTTGCAAGAAGAAATACCAACGATTCAATTAGATGAAGAAACTGGGCAACAGAGTTTTGAACAACACCAAGCAGATATAGCTAGTGGGAGAGTAGATGAAAACGAAATTAAAATAGAAGATATCCCATTTTAACCCTATGAAAAATCGCATTTATGAGGTAAAATTTAAGATAGGGGTGGAAACTAAAACAGTCAAGGAAGCTAAGGAGATAATCGCAAAAATGTTATCCGGTATGGCAATGGTTAAGGCAGATTATATCAAAGTCGTACCGGATATGAGGACAGGAAAGCAGAGCGATTCTTTGCACTTATTGTTTGATCAGTTAGCCGATGAATTAAACGCTAAGGGGATTGATCAAAGAGTATTGTTGAGAGGAGATATGCCGATAGACTGGAACACCCACTCGGTGAAAGAGAGATTATGGCGACCAGTTCAAAAGATGACACTAGGGAATGCCTCGACAAGGAAACTAAAGAAAGTAAAAGATATAGAAAAAGTATATGATAATCTTAATCGAGGCTTAATGCTAAAAACAAACGGAGAGGTGAGCTTACCACCTTTTCCAAGCGTAGAAAATATGTTTTATGAAAAAATGTAAAATTTGTAAAGGCAAAAAACAACAGAGTATTTGTGGCGGTTGTATGGGTTATAAACGAGGCTTATTTTATTCAATAATAAAAATAATTAAAAAAATATATGAGAATTATAGATTGCCCGGTCCGAAACATTAAATTATTACTAAAATTTTAATAATATGGATAAAATAACTTATTATAGACGAGCGGTTAAGCGGCAAAAAATTATAATAAACGATCTTAAAAAGATAGAGAAACTTTATTACAAAGAAATGAAATATTGGACATTTACCGATATGTTCGTTATTATCAAAGATTTTTTAAAAATTAAAATATATAAAATAAAAAAATATGCAAAACATTATAGGAGATAATGAATTTATCACGGAAGATATAAACATAGCAGGTTATTTGTTGTATCTCAATATCCCGATTGAATATGACAGAAAAGATCCGCAAAAAGTAAAGTATATTTTTACCGGAAATATAGAGTTCATAGTACAAAGAGTACAGGCATATAATGACGGTGAAACACAGCCGATTGTTCCGAGAAGATTTCAAGTAATTATGAGGGAAATTAAAAAAGCCACTTTGGGAGATCGATTTAAAAAGGGCTACTACAATAATGAAAACTGTTGAATTAACAATTAGCGGACGACCAATAGTAAAAAAGAACAATAAGAATATTTTTTATAAAGACGGAAAGATAAATGTAAGGAGTAAAAAAAGCTATTATGATTATAGGAAAGTAGCCTTACAAGAGTTGGAAATGTTATCTTATACTATTGGAAAATTGGAGCCACCTTATCAAATATCTTATAATTTTAATATGAAAGGCAAAGAGGACTCGGATATTGATAATATGATTGCCACAATCAATGATATATTACAGGATGCCGGATATATCATAAACGATAAACTAATTATAAGTATAGGCGAATCTAATAAAATACCGGGTTGTAGTGATTGGAAAACACACATAAAAATAACCGATCAGTATGCAAAAACACATTAAAATATATCTTGATTATTTTGGTTACAGCGAGGGGGATTTTATTCCAAGTGAATTTAGCCACAAAGAGGCGGTTGATATACACCATATTTTGCCAAAGGGACGAGGGGGTAAAGACGAGATAGCAAACCTGATAGCATTAACTAGGGAGGAACACGACTTAGCCCACGAATATAAAATATCAGAAGAAACGCTGAAAGAAATACATAATAATTTTTTAAAAAAATATGAGTAAATTAGGAAAAATAGTGCTTTTTAAGGGAAGCACCAAAGAAATATATCCGGCGATAATATCCAAGATAGTTAAGACGGGAGAAAAAGAGTCATTATTGGTTGATTTAACCGTGTTTAATTCAAACACCGGGACAGAGTTTAGAAGATCAATACCAAAGGGGACAGGCGTAAATAGTTGGCAATCTATGGTCGAAGATGAGCCAATAGAAATAAGAGGAGAGGAAAGACGAGGGCATTCTATTATAGAGGGCCCGGTAGTACTTAATAAAGATAAAGAATAAATATATGGATAATAGTAAAATTTGTAAAGGTTGTGGAACAGAATTAAACATTGAAGCTACACAATGTTATAATTGTGGAAACAGAGACTTCAATGAAGCAGGGGAAGAAGCACATTCTCCCAGTCAAGATCAAGAAGTTGATAACGGTGGATCTAAAGAATCTGATAGTGTGGACGGTGAAGTCAATATGGACGGAGATAAGGAATAAGAGGTAATAAAGATCGGGTGTGTTCGGGTTGATGGGGTTTTGTTTAGTTTTCCCCACTTTGACAGGGGATCGCAAGTTCGAGAGTTCTTGCGGATCCCACCAACCTTAACACACAACCAATGGAGGAGATTATGCTTACAATGCAAGTATGTATAATGTGTCGAAAATCTTATGGTTGCACCAATGACGGAAAAGTTTTAACTTGTAACGATTGCCAAGATCAAGAGTGTATGAAACCCGACATCGTTTGGGATATGCAATACGCATTTTGTGGCAATTGCCAAAACGACAAACTGATCATAGTCTGTTTTTCTTGCAAGAAGATGATAGGCTGCGTGGAAAACAGAATGAACGGAATCCGGCGATTATGCCAAGATTGTGGTCCAAAGAGTTGTTGGTTGTTAAACCACAACGGAAAGATAATCGAAACCAGTACTATTTGCCAACCTTGTCTTGAGAGGGTGAAAAATGAAAAAGAAATACGAGCCCAGAGATAAACATCACCGCAAACCAAGATCAAGAGGTGGAAACGAGAGTAAGCGAAACATATCTTCTGTACCAAAGCATTATCATCGTGCTTGGCACCAATTATTTAATAATGCCAGCCCGGAGTGTATCGCTGAAATGATCAATACAATCTGGCTAGATCCGGATTATGAATTTATTGCAAGGAGGCGAGACGAAAATATTGGTAAGAAGTTGTGAAAACTGCGACAGCCTGAAAACAGACTTGCTGAGGGACAAGGATAAAAACCCTCCAAATAATATTAAAGCGTGGTTAAAAATGCTAAAAGGAAGAAAAAACAGTTGACTTTTGCTTTTTTTTGTGCTATAATGGAGTTAAATGAGGGTGATTTAACAAATAATCATCATTTTGGGTGAGAATGACCAAAAAAATGTCGTTAGACACAAAAATCAGAGTAGCTAAGTTTAAACTGCTATTCAAAAAGAAAGAAGACCAAATATCTCCGGTAGCAAAGGAGATCCAAAAAATAGCATTCGCTATTGTTGTAATGGAATTTCTGTTAGCATCAGGGTTCTATATGTTGGTAGAATACAATGTATATCCTCTTAAAAACGAGGTTATAGTTGTAGAAAGAGTACAAGCCAGTAACGGTGGTGTGGTAGAGGAAGATATGGCTACTGCTAAGCAGGTTATAACTAACACGGAGTATGGGGGAAATGGCTCAGAAGAGCTTGACCCCCTAACGGTTAGGCTTGAGGGATTGGCAGATACAATTTACCTAAAAGAATCAAGTAATGGAAGAAACGATCAGAAGTGTGAGAGGTTAGGAGAAAATAGCCACAATGGCTATGGATATAGGCAAGGAGTCAATAAAAACTATTGTTTAGAATCGGACGAGGCAATGAGAAAATTGGTGATTGAAGATCTAAAGGTTAAAATAGATAGATATCCAAACGCAACCGACACAGAGCTTTTATGTCTATACAATACCGGAACATTATCAGCTAGTTGTAATTATTAACTTAAATAAAATGATTGTAGAAGTATTAGTCAGCCTCAATGTTGACCAAGAAGAAAATAAATTTCCTAAAGTGTTCAAAAGTGTGATACTTAACGCCACCAATGAGGATTTTAACGATATAATCACCTCTTTAGAGAACAAAGTAAACGCTATTGAAAACAAGAAATCAAATGAAAGACCAAAACAAGAGTAAAGAAGGAAGATCTCAAACAGGGAGGGTTATAACCATCAAAGAGAGGGAATATCAAAGAAACCTAAGGGAGTTGGAAAGGGAACAAAAAGAATATAAAACCCCCCAAGACGAGATAGAAACATTTGATACATTATCTTATTAAAAAAAGCAAGCCAAAAGGTCTTTGCACAATAAAAAAATGAAATACGAAATAAAAACACCACGATCAAAATACATCCTTGAAGAGGATAATGTTGCTGATCTTAGAAAAGCAATTCTAAAAAAAGAAAATATCGAATATGTCGAGGTTCAAGAACGATCAGAAAATCAAGGCTTTATATTTATAGAGCAGGATAGTCCTCTATGGGGCAAAGTCAAGATTGGAAACACACCATACGAACTCGAAGACTTTGGGTGTCTGATAACAGACCTGTCGATGCTTTCTTATTGGTACGGAAAATACTTGACTCCGGCACAGTTGGCCAAAAAACTCAAATTTAATTCTAACGGAGAATTTTTGTGGTATAGTATGAACGGAGTGTGTCCGTTTAATTTTGTTTATCGATATTACAGTCGAGATATAGAAAAAATCAAAAGCATTTTATTTTCCGAAAACAATGCCTGCGTAGTGAGAGTGTTCTCTAATAAATATAAAAAATCATACCACTGGCTTACAGTCATTGGATACGATCAGAAAAGTGGAAAGATTATCGGTGCCGATCCAATTGATGGACAAAGAGTATTCATCGAAGACAAATACGGAAAGATAAACGGATTTGCTGAAGTAACAAGAGCCTAAAGAGTTATAAATATTAAATATAAAACAATGGAAGAAGAAAAAAAAGAAGTTGAAAAAAACACTATTGAGGTGGACAAAGCTAAGTTTGAAGTGATTTACGGGGTATTTGATATGTTTGCCTCCGGACACGATCTAAAAGACATTCAAGAATATATCGACTGCAACACTAAGGACGGAGAGTTTAAAACCGAAAGGCAAATATTTACCAAAGAGGGGTTTAAAGATGACAGGGTAACCAAGAATGTAAATTTTACAACCCTAACCGGAAAGCTCCAAACATTCAAAACCGATCTAACTCCATTTGGGAATGTATATGAAGAAGAAGATAAACTAATCCCAACCGTAACAGCAGTACTGGGAAAGAATATCAAGGAATACCAAAGAGGTTTATTTCATCTTATTATCAAAGACGGAGAATATGAGGGAGATCATATTATCCACATAGACGGCATAATGACTGGAATCTATAACGCTTACGAATTAAAAAACCCTTATGTAATTAAAGAAAGCGAAGAAAAGGCAGTTGTAAAAGAATATGAGGATAATCTTAAAGGGGTAGAAGAAGAAGCCAAAGCCGAAGAAGCTATAATAATTAAGGAAAACGAAGATGAAAAATAACGAAATAGATATAGTGGTAGGATCAAACCCAAAAACCGGAGAAAATAGAATTTATTACCAAGATGAAATGATCGCCACAATAATAATAGGAGAGAAAGTAAACCGATCCATTTCCGATGAAGCAAGGAGATTGATAGTAGTAAGTATGGTCAGTGGAATGATAAAAAAGTTAAAAGAAGTTATAAGTTAAATTATTTGACATCATTATTAAAATAGTTTAAAATAAAGATATGAAAAAAAAGGCTTAATTCGATAACATAAATAGTTATCACTTGCAACGCTAGGATACGCCTAGCGTATAGATAATCAAAGGTTATTTATACACTAGGCAGATCACAAAACATTCAAATATATATATCAGGAGGCAACCTAATATTAAACATTAAAACAGGACAATTTAATGAATAAGGTTGTCTTTTTTGCGTATATGAGTAAAACAAGAAGTAAATTTCCGATAAAAATAAGGGATAAGGAACTAGAGGAAACAGTTAAGAAAGAAACAAGGAGAAAAAAGCCAAAATTTATCAAGCCCAATGAGAAGAATACTTTTTTAGATAAACATAGGGCATTTGTAAATGAATATTTTAAGAATGGGTTTAATGCCAAGCAAGCATATTTAGCAATCAATCCCGGAATAACAGACGAGTCTGCGGAGGTGTCAGGAAATAGAATGTTAAGGAATGATAAGGTTAGAGAGCTGATAGAGAGAAAACAAGAAGTAAATGAAATAGATGATGATTATGTTATAAGAATGATGAAAGCGTATGCTAGAAACGGAGTGAGTAATCCAAAGTTTGCTAACGCCGGAGCAAAGGCAGTTGAGTTGTTAGGAAAGACCAGAGGAATGCTAACCGATACTAAGAAGATTATTTTTGATGCCAATAACCCGGCCGTGTTTGTATCACCAATGACCAAAGAGGAAGCAGAGGCACTAGCTAAAACAGGAAGAGTAACAGAATAGCGTATGCAATATCTAGCAGAGAATATAGTCCAAAACTTTACTCCCTTGCCTAAGCAGAAACTATTTTTATACCGGGCCCTATATGATAATAATGCAAAGTTTATATGGTATTGCGGAGGATTTGGATCCGGTAAGAGTTATATAGGCAGTCAAACAGTTATAAGATTGGCAATGATGGCCCCAAGAGGAAGAACATTGATAGCCCGGCAAACCCTTGTCGATTTAAAGGCTACAACAATGAAAACCTTTTTTGAGGTGATAGATAGAAGATTGATATTAAAATGGAATAAGAGTGAAAATTTAGTAACGCTGATTAACGGACACGAGATATATTTTTGGGGATTAGATGATATAGAGAAGTTAAAATCATTAGAAATTGGAACATTTTGGATAGATGAGGTGAATGAGGTAGCAGAAATGACCTTTAATGTATTAAAAGGACGACTAAGACACAAAGCCCACCCCAAGCGATTAGGCCTCTTAACAAGTAATTCAGAGGGAAAGAACTGGACATATAAGCAATTTGTTTTAGGGAGAGGGATAAGAACACAAGAAGATTTAGAGAAATATTTTATTATAAAAGCACCGAGCACAGAAAACACCAATTTGCCGGAAGATTATCTCGAAGTGCTAAACAGTTACACCGGAGATTTGTACGAAAGATATGTAAAGGCGAGCTTTAATGTATTTGAGGGGCAGATATATACCGATTTTAATCGAGAGATACACTGCATACCCCCATTTGCTATTCCGAAAGAATGGAAAAGATTGAGAGTATTGGACCACGGAGAGAGAAACCCCACCGCTTGCTTATGGGGAGCGATAGACCCCAAGACCAAGTTTATCTATTTTTACCGGGAATATTACAAGGCAGGGGAGTTTGTAGATTATCATTCAAAAGAGATAAGCGAGTTATCAAGAGAGGAAAGTATTGACCATTTGATAATAGACCCAAGTACTAAAAGCACTAGGGGAAAGAGTGGTAAGAAGATTGATCAAGAGTATAAAGAGGAGTTTAAGAAGCTAACCGGACGGACACTAAGGATAATCTATGCCAATAATGATGTAAGTGCCGGAATAGCAAGGGTTCACAAGTATTTAAGGATAGATCAAAGTCTAACCCACCCTGTAACAGGAGAGCAAGGGGCCCCGAGATTGTATTTTTTCAACACCCTAACCAATACGATAGATGAAATGGAGGGGTATAAGTGGAAAAAGATAAGCTCAAGCAATGAGAACGACCCGGACGAATCTCCACGAAAGAGAGATGACCACGCCGTTGATTGTGTAAGATACGGCATAATGGAAAGACCTGACATAAACTTTGGTTATGTAAGTAAGAAGATAACCCAAGTGATAAAAGATAATGATCCGTACAAGCAAGCTATACCGCTAACAGCCGAAGAACAATTATTAGCCAACGCATTAAAGAATAACCCTAAAGATTTTTTGTAAAATTATGGAAATATTAAAAGTTAATCCCGAATATAGTGAAGAATCAATGGACGACATTGATATAAAGAAAGATAGTGATGATGTGCTGTCTAATAAGATTGATGTTCGTATTGCTGAAGCGGAAAACGCTCATAAAAATAAATTAGATGAGATAAAGGAATATGTGAAGATGTTTGCCGGAGATTATGACGGAGTTTTTGGCGAAGATATATCCAAATATAAAAGTAGAAAGGTTATCAACAAACCTTTTCTAACGATCAGAAACCTTGTTGGGTTAAGTACCGACAATCCGGCCACTTGTACGGTGGTAGCGGCTAAAGATATGCCACAATCCAAAAAGAAAGCTCAAAACATTGAGTCTTGTATAGAAGATAGAATGCTAACAATAGGCTTTAATGATATGATTGCGGCTTGCCTATTTGATACTTGGATAAAATCAGACAGTTATATGACTTGGTTTTGGAATTATGAAACAAAGAATATAGACGCTAAACCTTGTTTGTTCGAGGAGATAATGCTAGCCCCCGGAGCTGAAACGATCCAAGAAGCGGAATATTTGATATACGCACCGCTTAAAAACAAACTATGGTGGAAAAAGAACTACCCAAATTATTATGATGATATCCAATTTGAAACCGCCAAAGACGAGGAGGGCATAATCGAAACAACCGAGAAAGGACACGGCAGGCCCAATGTAGCAAGGTTTATCCAATACTGGGAGAATGAGTTTTGTGTCTTTAAGGTTAAAGGCAAGGACGGCAAAGATATTATATTGGAAAAGAAACTAAACCCTTATTTTGAGTTTAGAAGCACAGACGAACAGTTAATGGAATGGGTGGGAATAAACAACCCCGAAGCCTTACAAGTGTCTAAAGAATCAGGCGTAGGCATAGAAGAAGTAATGGCCCCGGAGGAATTAGAACAATTTAAGCCGATCTTGAATTTCTTAAACGAACCAAGAAAGCCTTTTGTTCAAATACCAAGCATTAAATTACTTGGACAAAAATACTCCACTAGCTTAATGAAGCAAGGAAAAGAAATATTTTTTTCAATTATAGATAAGAAAAGAAGAATAGACGATAACCTAAGAGGTTGCAATGTAAAAATTGTGGTTGACCAAGATGTAATGAGCGAGGAAGAAGCGGCCGCTATTACAGATGAGCCTTTACAGGTTATCACGGTCCCATTTTCATCTAGCGGAGGAAAACCCGTTTACACAGTTAATACCGCCGAGGGTTTTGATATAAATAAGATTAGAGAGGATATATTCGATGATCAGCAATATGTTGATGATTTATTCGGACACCACGAAATATCAAGAGGGGCCGGACGAGCCAATACGCTAGGACAAGATAAAATGAATTTTACAGCCGATCAAACTCCGGTTAGATTTCAAGTGAGAGCCACAGAAAGGGCCATTAGAGAGGTTTGGGAGGGTTGGATACAGCTTATTAAGATGTTTTACACAGAGATCCATTATATCAAGAAATATGGAGAACAAGAGGGCCTAAAGATATTGGAATTGACAAGACACGATGTAGAGGACGGCATAGAGCCAATATTAAGACCCGGTAGCACAATGCCAAGAGATAAGGCAGGTGAGGGAGATTTAGCCGTCAATTTAGCTTCTAGCGGATTGCTTGACCCTTATTCAATGTATGTAGCCCTTGAAAAGCAAAATCCCACAGAGTTAAGCAATAGATTGGTAAACTGGACGAATTTCAGAGTTATATCCGAAGAAGATCCGGCCACCTTGCAAGCCGATATGCAAGATCAATCAGGTAGCGATGGAGATACCACCGAAAATCCAGTTGAAATGGCCGATCAAGAGAATAGAGCAATGCAAAATGGTGATGAAGTACCGCCAACCCCACCACAAATTGTAACCAAAGACCACGTCAAATTGCATTATGCATTTGCTAATGACTCGAATAAGAAAATGGAAGATACCGCAAGGGATATGGTAATAGCCCACGCCGAAGTTGACAAAGCCACACTTGAAAAGAAATTGGCAAGAGGAATGGTAGATGAGGGTGGCAGGCGAGTAGGAGAAAGACAACAAGCTAATAAATAACTATTAAGTAAAAAAATATGGGAAGAGTATTACAAGTAGATGACAATGGAGTAGCTATTCAAAATAGCGGACAATCAATAAAATATCAAGCCACCGCCGCCGCCGATGTAGTGGTAAAAGCAGGCCCCGGATTTCTTGAAAGGATTATAATTGGCAAGTTTGTAGCTAGCGGAACAATAGAGGTGTCTGATAGTGTCGATGATGGAGATGGGAATGTAAAGATATTTATAAGTGGAGCGGCAACAAATATAGACGGATTTCCAAAGACTATTGAGGTTAATGCAGAATTTCCAACTGGTATTTGTGCGGATATAGTTAATTTTACTGATGTAACCTTTATTTACAGATAAGCAGTCGTGGGATAGAGCAGTTTGGCAGCTCGTTGGGATCATAGCCCAAAGGTCGCCGGTTCGAGTCCGGCTCCCACAACAACATTAAATATTAAATATACATAAAGTATGAATGAGCCACAAATGGGTTTTGGTGAAGAATATTTGCCGGATCCAGTAAAATTAGATGATGATGGTAAGGGCCCCAAAGACCAAGATTCATCAAAAGAAGAAAACAATCAAGACGGAACTCAAAATGAGAACAAAGGAAAATCCGATGACGAAAAGTCAAAAGACGATTTACCGGAAAACGATGAGATTGTAGAGGGGTGGAGAGAAGATCGTAAGAAGCTAACTACTCTTAAAGAGGAAAATAGAGGATTAAAATCTAAGTTAGCTAAATACGAAGCGGAGGACGAGGATTATAGTGATTTAAGCGATGAAGAACGGGTACAAAAAATCATTGAGAAAAGAGAAAAGGAAAAAGAAAAAAGACTGAAAGAAGAAGATGAGGAGATCAAGGAGGAGATCCGATTCTTTAAAAGAACTGACAAATTCTTTAAAGCAAACGAAAAAGAAATTTTGAAAGTTGCAGTCGATTTCAATACTTCCACTCTTGCTCAAGCCATCGGCATTTACAAGAAGATCCAAGATAGGATTGAGAAAGCCTCAAAAATCAAGAAAAATGATGATAAGAGGCAGAAAAATGCAGACGGCCGAAGTGGTGGAGACAATAACGGAAAAACCCCAAAGATTATCAAGTATGATCCAAAGGTGGATTCTAAAAAGTCTATATCCGACATTTATCACGAAGCACTATAAAAAGAGAGGCAATTTAAATAATTATTAAAGTAAAAAAATATGGCTTTTGCGGATTGGAATAACCTTACCTCTATTACTAGAGAAAAAGTGTTACCAAAAATCGTTGATCAGATTTCAAAAGATCAACCACTTTTAGGAAGATTGTTTGATAATATATCTTTGTGGAAAGGTGGTAAAACCCTTGAGCAACCTGTTAAATATAGGCACAATTCTCAAGGTGGTTCTTATAGTGGTCTTGAAGTATTATCTACTTCTCAAGAACAAACAAGAACTAGAGCACAGTGGGAAGTTAAACAGCTTTATCAGCCGATTGTTTTGTCAAATATTGATTTGGCTAAAAACAAAGGTGAGGGTGTAGCTGATTTAATGGCTACTGAAATGGAAGAAGCAGAGGAAAGTTTGAAAGATAAGTTTTGCACCCAGTTGTTCTCAGACGGTACTGGAAATAACGGAAAAGATCTAACCGGTCTTATTGCCGCTATTGATGATAGTACTTATGTAGATACTTATGGTGGTATTGTGAGAAGCACTTATACTTGGTTTAAAGCCAATTATAGTAATGCCAATACAGCTTTGACAGTAGCCCTTATGGCAACAATGTTTGATAGTTGTACTTCCGGTCAAGACAGTCCTGATTTGATCGTTACAACCAAGACCTTGTTCACCAAATATGAGGCTGTTGCTCAAACTTATATCAGATTTATGGCTCAAAACGGGTCAGTAAATAAAGCTGATATGGGGATCAAAGGCTTGTCATTTAGAGGAGCTTTGGTTATCGCTGATGAGTATTGTCCAAGTGGAAATATGTGGTTTATCAATACCAAATATGTTCGCTTGTTCTATATGAAGCATCCGGAACACCCAACAGATAAGAGAGGATTTGCAATGACCCCTCTTAGAAACCCAGTCAATCAAGATGGTCAGGTCGGATTCATCTTTTGGTATGGTCAGTTGGTCAACCTAAAGCCTGTTAGATCAGGTAGAATGATTGGATTGTCTTAGTCTTTTCATTCTCCCCTTTTGGGGTTTAATTAGTTTAAGTAAAAAAATATGTTGAATGCAGATATAAGCAAAGTTGACGGCACAGGAGCACAAGGAGCCAGAATGAAACAAGGTGTAAATGAATATATTTATATCAAAGTACCGGCAACAACGCCAGCAGGAACTCCACTTGTGGTTACCCACGATGGAGATGAGGAAATTATGGTTAAAGGTGTAGCCGCAGCCACAGCCGCCTTTTATCAAGAAATTGCCGTTACTCCACGCCTAGCCGGAGCAGCCGCAGAGTTTATGTGGTGTCAAGTTAAAGGGATTGGAAAAATGTTAGTTAATGGCACTACTGATGTAGCCAAAGACGACTATTTGGAGGTCCTTAATACCGGAACCGCAGCAGTAAAAGACGGTGCCACTAGAACTGTTAATTCAGTTGCTATTGCTTGTGAAGATCAAGCAGCTAATGCCAATACCCTAACTCTTGTACAATTATTGGGAGATAGAGTTATTATTGCAGCTAGTTAATTTCTTTAGTCCTCTTATAGAGGGCTAAAATAAGTTAATTATTAAATATTAAACATTATGTCAGCAGAAAACACGGTACCAATACAATATGTACCAAAAGATGTCGATCCACTAGCTTATGGGCTAGTAAAAAACCCGTTAAAGGTAGCAGTATTGACTAGATTTGACGGAAAAGAGATTTTATTTAAAGAGGGAGAAGAAAAGCAATATCCCTTGCCAGTAGCACTCCACTTGGCCAAACATATTGCAGAAAGAATGATAATCGATGAGCATTATGATTTAATCAGAGAAGAATCCGTTAAAGGCAATGATCCAAGTAAAACCCCAGAAGTAAACAAAATAGAAAAACCCGATCCGGAGAAGCTAAGAATCCTTAAAGAAGAACCAATCCCAGAGTTTAAAACAAGAGTATTCGAGAAAATGAAAAAGATTTGTAAGCCATTTAATGCAGACGGGACCAAAAATAAGTTTTTCGGTGAAGAAGATGCAGAAAAAATATCTATAAGATAATAGCTAGGGTTAAGCCCTAGCGAGAATAAGGGAGTTGCCTCCCTCCCTTATCTCTCTCGTTAGTGCTTAACAATTAAGATAAAAATATGAAAGAGTTTTATAACAGCTTGCCAAGTGAATTACAGAAGATCATTAAAGGTTTTACTATTGCTTTATTAGGAGCTTTAGCTACTTATTTACAGTCTTTTGCGTATAATTTTTCCAGTCAAGAAACAGTTTTACTTGCCACAGCCATAAATTCAGCTTTAGTTAACGCAATAAGAATGTATATAATCTATTTATCGACAAAATAATATGCAAGAAAAAGCCAATCACAAAACATTTTGGAAAATACAAAAATTTGCCAGTGATGAAGATGTAAAGACGAATAAATTTTATGAAGAAGTAGTGATCGAGGACAATATCTTGGTAAATGCAGGTATAAATGAAATGTGGAAACTGATAGCCGGAGGAACAGCCACAGCCTTTAATAACGCTAATTCTTATTTGGGAGTAGGAGATAGTAACACGGCGGCCGTAGCTACTCAAACAGATTTACAGGCCGTAACAAATAAGATAAGAAAAGCGATGAATGCCACATTCCCTATATCAGGAACAAGCCAAAAGATAACTTTTCAATCAGATTTTGGATCGGCTGAAGCTAATTTTGCTTGGAAAGAATTTGCGGTATTTAACGCTAGTTCGGCCGGAGTGATGATAAATAGAAAAGTGTCTGATCAAGGCACTAAAGTAAGTGGACAAACTTGGAGATTATCTTTAGAAATAACATTATCTTAATATGCCTATATTAGATCCAGTCAAAAATTTTGCCTTAGTAGAAGTATCGCTTGGATATGATAGCGATGACACTTCTATTGTGCTTAAAACAGGTGATGGAGCAATCTTACCGGCCCCGTCAACCGATGGAGAGTTTGACTTGGTATGGTTTAATTTTACAGATTTTCCAAATATCCAAGATGATCCGGATAAAGAAATAGTGAGAGTAACAGCGAGAAGTACTGACACCTTAACAATCACAAGGGCCCAACAAGACACAACTGCTAAAAACCATAACACGGTAGGAAAGGTTTATAAAATGGCACAGGTACACACTAAAAAGGATAGAGATGATGTAGAAAATTTCTTGCAATCAATCGGTGGAGCTTCTGTTATCACCAACGAAACGCCAACGGGGCTTATAAACTCATCAAATACTGTTTATACTACAACTTATGATTTTGTAGCTACTAAAATAGCCGTTTACCTCAATAGAACAAGACTAAAATTAAATGAAGATTACACAGAAACTGGAGCTAATGAGATCACCTTAGGAACAGCCCCTACAACCGGAGATGATTTATTTGTAGATTATGTGCGGACTGATACCGTTTTAATCGGGGACACCTCTTATCAAAGAATAAACGAAACACCAACAGGCTTAGTAAACGGATCAAATACAGCTTATGACACAGCCGAAAATTATATTGCTAATTCGTTGCAAGTGTATTTAAACGGACAATTATTGACCAAGACAGAAGATTACACAGAAACTGATTCAAACACCTTTACAATGGTAACAGCACCGGCCACAGGAGATATTTTGAGGGTAACATACCAAACAGCCTTAACCCCGGCAGGAAACGCCGATACATTGGACGGACTACATTTATTAGAGATAATGTCAGCTTTAAACCCAGTAGGGACGATCAGGGAGTTTAATGTAAGCACCAACCCAGCTACATTGCTAGGATTTGGAACTTGGAGTGCTTATGGAACAGGAAGAGTAACAGTGGCGATTGACGCAGGACAAACTGAATTTGATACCGCAGGGGAAACTGGTGGAGAAAAAACGCATTTATTGACAGGAGCAGAAAGTGGAACATCTGTTCACGGACACAGTGTAGTAAATGCAAATAATCAGATTCAATATGTTGGTACAGGCGGAAATGGAAGATTTGATGCTTCATCATCAGAAGTAATTGGAGCTGGAATATCAGTAAGTAACAGTTCCGCCGCCAACGCCTCATCTGCCCACAATAACTTACAACCATACATCGTAGTTTATAGGTGGGTAAGAACAGCATAATAATTAAATTTAAATAAATGAAAAATGTAGCGATCTATTATCCCAACGGAACAACCTCATATTTCGAGGTAGGAGCCAAACTTCTGAGAAGAATACTTTTTGATCAAGATAAGAAAGAAACAGAAGTAGAAGTATCAAGTATTGTAGAAAAAAATAATAAAATAATTGTAAAGTTTAGTGATAAAAGTCAAATAGCTTATGCCAATTTGCCGTTTAGCACTAAAAA